CCTCCATTTTCACCGCTTTCGGGGAAATGCGGTAGCTGTCTTCGGTGGTCGTGTACTTTGCCAGAACGCCGTCCGCTTTCATAGCGTCCTTGTCGATCTTCGTGGTGGAAGTACGGCTGACCTCCCAATTATAGGCGGAACCAGCGATAGACACCTTCTTATCACCGTCACGGAACTGAGCGATTGCGGCTTTCTTAATCATGTCGCTCAAGACCTTGTACCGCTTCTCGTCCTCAGCCACCTCAGCAGCGTGAGCGTCCAACTTGGTTTTCAGGTCTTCGGCTTCCTTGACCAGTGCAACCATATCCGTTTCAGGAGACAGGTTGTTGGTGCGAAGGGCTTTCAGGATTTCAGCGTCCTTGCGCTCGTCAAAGGCGGGAGAAATACCGCTCTCCACATAGTCCTTCCACCATTTCAGGGCAGGCTTCACATACTTCTTCTCGAAGTCGGGATATCGCTCAGATACCTTGAAGGGTCGAGTGATGGTGTTCTCACCGCTACACACGAACTTCTCAGGGTTATCGTAGTCCTTGGCTTCGAGGAAGGAAGCGACCATGATGACCTCGTCCACGCCGAGAAGGTAAGCGTACAACGCCGCCTGCAAAGCGTAATACTCAGGAATATCGTCCTTCCAGTCCTCGACACGCTTGGAAGTCTTCATTTCGAGGACGGTGGTGGGCTTACCATCTTTGTCATAGAGCAAATAGTCCCACATACCACCGAGAACAGGACTTTCCTTGAAGAAGTCACCGTAGGTCTGACGGAAGTAGTCTTTGCCCCAAATGTCGGTCGGTGTGACCAGATTGTTCATGAAGTAGGTCTGCTTCATGTACTCAGCCTGCTTAGGCTCGATGGTCTTACCGGCGATGGTGTAGATCGTATCCTCGAACGGCTTCTGATAGGTGCGAGTTACTTCGCACCAAATCTCGAACGGCGTAGACCAGGGGTTCAGACCGAGGATAGTAGCAAAGCGAGTACCGGTCAGCTTCTTCGGACGCTTGGGAGGAATAATCTGAATTTTGTTGCCGTCAAGCCATTCCATTA